ATAAAGAATAATTCCTTATAAATAACAATATTCCCGGTTAACAGGAGTGGTACTTCAAAGCATATCTGCTACTATGGTACCTGCAAGAAAATCTCCTTGCGCTTGGACTACGAGAGCCCTTTCCTTCGTCAACTCCGCCATCGAACTAGTTTGCACCACGTTCAATCGACCACTGTTCTGCGTCCCTCCTATACTAGGAGAGTCATGTGCAGACTCAATGATTCGAATTAAACGCGAACTAGAACGGCCGTTAATTGACGCCCTTTCTTCCCCTTCTCCCCTTCTCCCCTTTGTTTCTTCCCTCGCAACCATCCTGAAATCACTACCACCCGCCTGTGACCATCTCCCCCGTCCAGACGCTCGGCCACTTCTTATCCGTCCCCCTCCTGACCTTCCTCATGACTATCTCAGTTTTGTTCGTCAATGCATCACCGAAATTTTCCCGAAAGGGTTCGATGAACATTACTCTGAATATGTCATGAAAACGGTTCCGCCAAAAACTGCCTGCTTTGAGACTAAAAAAAGTCTTGGCGGTCAGCGGCTCAGTTGGGATCATGATGTGAAGAGGTTCCGCCGAATGTGTTTCAAGATGGAGCCCATCTCAACTTTGGTTCGCTTCTCCTCCGTACCTAGTGCGGGCAAACATAGAAGCGTATCGATACATAGCAATGAGACGTTGGTTTTTAAGCCACTGCATAAGCTATTGTACGACAAGTTATCAAAGATGAAATGGCTGCTACGAGGCACCCCAAAGAAACAATCCTTCCTAGACGCCGGTTTTAAGACAGGTGCACTGACGCAGAGTATTGACTATTCTGCCGCGACTGATAATTTATCAGTGGAGGTCGCTGAAGAGATTGTAACATCTCTTGCGCGACTGTCATGCAGACCTGAAACCTGGCAGCGATTCCTACCTCACCTCCGGCCATTAGTTGACGATACCCATCTCCTCTCGAGAGGGCAACTAATGGGCTCGCTTCTTTCGTTCCCCCTCCTCTGCTTACAAAATCGTATTGCGTTTTTATACGCGACGCGAGGCATTGAGGGGCCTCGGTTCCCTTGTTTGATCAATGGTGACGATCTAGTCATGCAATTGCCACAATGGGCCTACGAAAGATTCCTGAGCGTTCTCCCCCAACTGGGGATGTCGGCAAACCTTAAAAAAACAATGGTTTCCGACAAGTATCTGACAATAAATAGTACATACTTTTCAACAAAGTTCACTGTACTACCGATACTGAGAATCCCGGAGCGTCCAAACACCCTCCATGATTTTGTCCGGGTCCTTAACAAGACTGTTTTTGAGCTGGGCTCAAACAATCTTTCCCGAAGATACTTAGCTCTGCAGGCAGACCGTCATAAGTATCTTTTCAGACATATAAACCTCATGGAAGTAGGAATGGGTCTAAAGACATTCTTCCGCCTCCCCTCCCCCGTTCGAAACCGAGTCGCGCGAGCGGCACGTTTCACGCACGACCATGTCTCCCCCCCCGTGGCTGGGGACCTTCCCATGTCGACTGCCAGCAAGA